ATTAATTCTAAGCTTGGCACTAAATTATCTCGATCTGATATTGTTAACAAATTCTTTAGGGATGGAGAACCCAACTTAAAAGATGCAGTTAACTCAATTAAGGAAGTCCGTGACTTTCGTGGCAATTTGATTCGTAATAGAAAGAACCAGCTGAAGTTGGCACTAGAACAATCACCAAAAGCTGTCACTCAGATTAGAAATGAATTAGGCCGACGCTACTCAATAGATGAGATTGCCGAGCGCTATACAGGAAGCAAGCTAAACACTGCTCAACTTCGTAAAGAAGCTGGACAACAAGTGAAGATACTTGATACTCGTCTTAAGGACGATTTACGAGCTGCTGCCGTTCTGAACTCAGGACTTGAAGCAGAGATATTACGCCGTACAGGAATTGATATGAGTAAGTATGCCCAGAAGTTAAAGACTGGCGAACTTACTGTTGAGGAAATCCTCCTTGCAGTTGCTAAACAGCGTAAGAAAGTTAATTCCTCCATTAGAAAAGATCTTAAGGATTTTGATAAGTGGTGGGATAAATCCCTTGCCCATTTTAAAGAACTGGGCTTAATAAATCCGGAGAATGAAGTTACCGCTAAGGAAATTATTTCTCCAATCAAAGACGGCCAAGACTGGTATGGGATTGGACCGTAATACTTATTCCAAAAAACTAATGCTGTGCTATTAGTTAAACAACTGAGCTGTGCTCAAAGGAAAACATTATGTCAGAAGAAAACACAAACATCGAAGAAACAGTAGAACTAAACTCTGAGACTCCTGTGGAGACTCAAAAAAATAAAGAATCTATGGATGATACCATTGCTAAACTAGTTGAACAGCGTGTTGCTGAACAGCTACAAGACATTAAAAGTAAGCTTGACTCTGCCTACGAAATTCGTGATGAGGCCATTAAAGAAGCCGCTAAGATCAAAGAAGAGCAAAAGACTGTTCAGATCTCTAAACTCGAAGAAGAAGGCAAGCATAAAGAAGTATACGAACTAAAACTAGCAGACCTAGAAGGTAAGCTAGAGGCTCGTAACTCACAAATTACTGAACTAACACGTAACCAAGCTGTTCGTGAAGCCATTTCTGGCCTTGAGTTCCGTAATGAGTCTGCTTCTAAAATGGCTTACACTGAAATTCTTTCCGATCTTATCCAAGATGAGAACGGCGCATGGATTCATAGGTCCGGTATCTCTATTAAAGAGTTTGCTTCACTATACCGTAAGGACGATGAAAAGTCTTTTCTTTTCAAACCAAAACAAAGCTCTGGCGTAAACACTGGTAACCCAACTAGTGCTCTACAGAGTGACCCATCAAAATTGACCAAACCTCTATCAGAAATGAGCCACGAGGAACTCATGCAATCTATTAATGCTGGTGCATTTAATGGTGACGCTGATGGTCGTATTTGGTAAACCCTAACTTTAACAAATTTTAATATAAAACCATCTATCAAAGATGGCAAGCACAATTTAAGGAAATAAACTTATGACTGCTTCACTTAACACATTCGGCAACCAAACTTTTGCCCTTCAGAACGCCCTAAGCGCATACTCAGATGAGATGTACACATCAGCTCGTCGCCTAAGCTCAACAGGCATCGTTGGTTCAACCGGCATGATCGACACTTCAACAGAAACTTATGTTGGTCAAATGCGTTGGTACAAGCCAACTGAATCAGTAGTAAACACTGCCCGTCTTGACGATGCTCAAAACGGTGGCGTTTCTTCTTTCTCATCAGCCCTAGCTACTTACATCAAACGTGTTGGTACATATGGCCACTCACAAGTTAACATGACTCAGGTCGTCGCTCAAAAAGACGGTCTTGCCAAAATCGCTAAAGATTTCGGTGAAGTTAAAGCTAACGACGAGCACGAAGCTGTTCTTTCAACACTAATCGGTGTTGCTAAATCAGAAGCTTCATACGGCGCTGGTTCAGTTGCTGATGCCGTAACTGGTGGTATTACTGGTTTTGATAGCGTTTCAGCTGTTGCCGGTTCTTCAGTTCAAGAGCATGACGCTTCTTCAATCGTAACTTCAGGTGCTTCAGGCGCCGGTACACTCGGTTCAACTACTGGTTTCTACATTGACGTTAACGCTGCTGGTGCTTTCGGTGCCGCTGCTACTAACCGTAGCCTCGTACAAGACCGTGGAACTGATGGCCTAGAAGGCGCTGCTCGTGCAGAACGTCTTTTCCAAGCTGTTGGCATGGGCTTTGCTGACTACGAGCCAGACTTCATGTACCTCGTAACTTCACCAGAAGTATACTCACAGCTTCGCTCTTCAAACCTAGTTGACCAGTCAACTGTAACTGAAGGCAACATTGAGTTCCAAACAATCTTCGGTGGCAAGTTCCGTCTAGTTATGACTCGTGCCAACCAAGGCAACCCAAATGCATACGGTGCTGTTGATGCAGTTATCACCGAATCAACTAAGACTTCATTCCTAGTCAAGCCTGGTTCAGTTGCTATGGCTTCCCTAGAAGTTCCAATGCCTGTTGAGATCGATCGTTCAGCTCGTTCTTACCATGGTGGTGGTTCTACAGACGTATTCTATCGTTGGGGCTACATTGCCCACGCAATGGGTTACAGCTGGGGTGGCGCTGCTGACCACTTCGCCGATCTATCCGATCTTGGTGGTTCTAACTGGCGTCGTGAAATGGATGTTCTAAACCTAGGTATCCTACCAGTATTCCACGCTTAAATAATATAGGAGTTTCTCATGACAGCAATCAAAGGCACTAACAGCTATGTTAGCCTAGAAGAGGCAGATGCCTACTTCGAAACCCGTATGACTAGTCAAGACTGGTTTGATACAGATTGCGAAGAAAAAGAAATCGCACTCATCACAGCTACATCTATTATTGATAATAGCTCCTGGGCTGGTAGAGCTGTTACAGAAACTCAAGCACTTGCTTGGCCGAGGATCGCATCAATACATGATCCTCGGCTGGGCCGACTTGTCAACTTCTCTGGTTCTGAAACTTCAGCACCGGCAGATGTATGCAAGGCGACTTATGAACTAGCCATATACTACATTCAAAATCCAACCGTATTTGGTGAGGAAATTGGCCTTACTAACTCTACTACGACTACCCCGGATAATATCCGTATCGGTAGTATTGAGTTGCAAGGATTGAACAGTAATTCAGAAGCTAAAACAGCTAAAGGGTTACCTACAGTTCTTCCTCTACGTATTAAGAGTATGTATTCCAAGTACCTTAACAATGGTGGATCTAACACATGGTATAGGGCTAATTAAATGTCATACAACAGCTTAATCTCATCACAGGTAGACAATGCGTTTACCTTACTCGGAGATTTGGTCGTTAGTGTAACATTTAAGGAGAGAGAAACAGGAGACTATGACTTTGCTACGCAATCATTCTCCGCAAGTACTACTACATCAAAAACAATAAATGCTATTGTACTTAGTACTAAAAGAGAACCAGAAGATTACACTAAAGAAGAAATCGAAGTTATTATCAAATCTAAAGATGTAACAGATCTCTCACTTTATGATGAAATCGTTATAGGCTCTAAAACTTATTCAATATCTTCTTTTGAAGATGTTAGTGGGTTTATCCTACAAATCATTGCTGTAGGAGGTTAACATGGCAAAATTCTCAGAACAACAAACTGCTATTGAAAGTGTATTCGCTTCTAGTGAATGGCTAAACGGTGCAGTAGGTTCAATAAAGGTTTTACCAGGCAACTTCCAAGGTGCTGTATCTCAAACAGAATTTCTACGATTAGAAATCCTACCTGCTCGTATTCGTGCTGACTACCGAAATCTCGGTACAGCCGGACAAGTAGTAATTCAGATATACACCCAAGGTAATACAGGTATCTCTCGTTCAATGCAAATCGCTGATGCTCTCGACGAGTCTTTGCAAACAAAATTATTTACAACCACAAATGGTAGTATACAGACAGGTGTAAGTGCACTAGCCGTTCTCGGCACCGATGAGGCCCATGAAGGTCTTTATCGAGTGGACTATATCCTAACCTATAACTACTTTGCTAACTAAGGAATCAAATCTTATGGCACACATTAATAACATTGGCGCGTCAATCTATACACGCATCGATTATGTACCAGGCTCAATCTCAACAGCCGATCGTGCTACACCAGCTAACCTAGCTGCTAAGTTCGAATCAGCTGCTGCTGCTGACGGCGTCCCAGCTACTACTGAAGCTGCAGTTGTCGCTATTGAAGGAATTCGTGAATTCCCAAGCCTCGGCACACCATCAAACATCGTAAATGTACCTCAGTACGGTCAGTCAATCTCTTCACAGATTCAAGGCCAAGCTGATGCTCCTTCACTTGA